CTGTACATTACGAACCGTATCAAACCCATCACCAGATACTTCTAGTGTAACTTCGTTTAACCGTCTTAGTAGTTCATTTGTAAGCTCTACATATGTGGACATTCTAAACTTCCTTAAGATACAATAATGGGGCCAGCCTAAGCCAGCCCCAATATTTAGTTATTTAAGTGTTGTCACGGGCTGCTGTTGCAGCAGTGTGAACACCAACTTCAGAGACATCCATCAACATGGCAAACACACGAAGTTTACCAGCAGTGAAACTTGCACCAGAACCAGCAAAGGTTAGGTCCAATGTATCTGCAGAAGCATTGACAAGGACACCTGCTTGAGCTACTGTTGGTGCATATGCAAGATCTGCAGCACCATCAATATCAAATGCAGTGATGTACTCGTTAGGGTCAACCGCTGTACCCAAAAGAATGGTAGCATCTGTACCAGTATTTTGAGTTGCACTTTCCATAACTTGCACACCAGTCCATAGAATGACGTGTGAACCAGGCACAGTAAGTGCTTGAACAATGTCACCAGATGAACAATCAATTGCACTTGAAGTAAGGTCAATTGTATTTTCGATCATGTAGGGTTTACGTGAAGGATTACCTGCTCCACGAGTGGGTGCTAAAAATGTAGTTAAAGTAGCCATAAGTTTATCCTCCCTTATGCTGCGTTATATTTAGCGGTTACAATACCTTCAGGACGAAGGATTTTGCGACCGTATAGATGCATACCACGAACAATGTCAGCGAAGCTGTCAGGGTCACGGTAGCTCTCAGTTTTGTTGATCTGCTCGGCAGTTGCTACAGCAGAATCATGACCAGCTACGATAGCACCGTAGTTAGTATCTTGGTTTGCTGTACCAGTTGTACCTGAACCAGTACCCACTGAAGGCAAGTTGCTTGAAGTATATACACGGAAGCCGTGGAAGTTATTCAAGACAAGACCATTACGAAGGCCACCAGATTCACCGAAGTCTGAGTTGAAAAGACGAGAGTCTTCGTCACGCAGGATTTCCATGAATACAGGATCTACTACAAGCCAACGACCTTGTGTATCAACTTGCTGTTGATCAAGAAGGCGACCCATACGTGCTACAACCATTGCTGGTGAAACTACTGACGTGGAAAGTGCTGTTGCACCTGGCAGACGTGCAGCCAAAGGAATGGAATGATCGCCAGCAGAACTGGTAGTAATATTTCCAAAGCTACCTTTGATCAACTTCATGTTAGTTAGAAGTTCATCTGTACCAGCTGTGGAAACTGCGAGAGTTCCGTTAGTCTGATCGTTTACTGCATCAGCAGAAGCGTTCAAAGCAGTCTGCTTGTAACCTGCCAAGTAGCCCAAGACTTCTTGGTCGTACTGATCAGCCAAGCGGTAAGCCGCACGGTTGGTAGCAAGGTCCATGAAATTGACGTGGCTGTGCGCTTCCTCGATATCGTCCATTTTAAAAGCAAAGTAGTTAGCTTTATCTACGGTCAACGAGAAATCGGCATCATCCAAGTCCTGTGCAGTGATCTGAGCACCACGTGTGTAGGCTGAAACGCTTACCTCAGGTTCTTTAATAATTTTTACTGTATCGCCCTGATTTGCGATCTCTCCGAAATAATCGGAGTTAGTAATATCACCAGATACTGTAGATTTGCGGAATGCGAGTTGTACTTTTTTGGAATAAATTATGGAGCTGAAATTGCCATTGGGCAAGTTCCCGTGTCCACCTGTTGTTGCGAATGCCATTGTAATTCTCCTAGAATGTTTGGCTTATGATTCAAAGATGTATACGAGTGTAAGGTATACACCTTAACTCAAAGAAGCTGAACAAGACGAAGAGGCTGAAATATTTCTAGGGTGCAGACGTACATGGTTTGGCCAACCAAGTAAGACTGGGCCTATACTTTGACAGGTAAGTCTTCTGATGTTTTAGCTTTTTAATGTGAAGGAAAGGATAAAGGTGGGGTAGTTCTATAGTGAAGGCCCACACTTGACCTCTAGTTATACTGAAGACATAACTGATGTCAACAGTTTATCGTGCAGAACCAGTAATATCATAGAGGAATCTTCCATAACGCATGGCCTCTGTAATATCTTCTTCACGTTTCTCGAACTCAGCAGAAGACATTCTTGCCACATCAGACTCTTTAATCTGTTGGGAAGATCCTTCGGCGTCTACTTTAGTTCTGGAACCTCTAGCTATCGAAGTGGCTGCTGCCTTATTCGTAGCTTTCTTACGGTCTTTAGTAAGACCTTTATCTGATTTATATAAGTCAATGACTCGAACAACTGAGGCTGGATCATCCATATTCTCATAGAGAGCATCCTTAACCCACTTAGGTTGTTCCTCTGCCCAGTCATGGAATGGGTCTCCGTTACGAAGGTCATCAAAGTCAGGGTGAGCTTCTCTAATAGCATTCTCTGACTTGAGTCGGTAGGCATCTGCCTCTGCTTCGTCAATCTTTTGTAGTCTAGCATCTGCTTTATCAAAGAGTTCCTTTGCTTTCTTAGCAGCGATAGTCTCTACTATGCCAGCTACATCGGGGTACTCTCTCGCCCAGTTCTCAATGTCTTCATCTGACTTGGGTGGAACTATACCTTTACGTTCTGCATTAGTCTTTAGGGATTCAAACTTATCATCCCACTCTTTTTCTTTACTCTCCATGTGACGCCGCAGGTCACCGTATCGTTTCTTAAAGGTACGTTCTTCTGGTTCTAACTTGGAGTCATCTTCTTCAGGTTCCTCCTTAGCCTTAACTTCTTCTTGTTGACCCTCAGGTTCTACTGCTTGCTCTTCATCGGGTTCTTCTTCACCTCGTTGAATAGCTTCAAGACGAGCAATTTCTTTTTCTTCATTCTCAAGCTGAGCTTTACGTTTAGAGTGGTTAAACCCACGGTCTACAAAGCCAGCTGTTTTCTGAGGTTCTACTTGAGTCATTTCAGACATATTGTCTTCCTTATGTTGGGGCCAGCATTATTGCTGGGTAGCCTTATTATTATTGTTGTTAGGTATTATTTTTTCTTTTTCTTAGTACGCTTGGAGATAAAGCCGCCTTTGTTTAGTACTCCAAACTGACTTTCATCATAGTTTTTTATTTTGTATTCAGCTGTAGTAGGTCTAGATCTTGGTTTTATGACAGGCCCAGTGACAGGTACAGCTTTTCCATCTACAATTTCTGATGCTGTGGTACTAGTCTCAAAGAGTGGCTCATTATCATTATTGCCTGAAGTTGAAGAAGGTGCTAAAAATACATCATCGGTTTTATATTTAGCAATATCAGTACTACTAGTGCCAGTACCACCACCAGTGCCAGTACCATCACCATCTACACCTGCCCTACGAGTAATCTCTTCTTGGAGTCTTGCAATACCGTCAGCTACTATAGATTTTCCTGTCAGAGCTTTTATACCTTTTCCTAGAAGGCTTTCGTCCATAAGACCAGTTATAAATCCTGCTACTCCGGTTCCCTCTTGTAGGTTTTTAAGTTGTAATTTAAGGGATTCTAAGGACTGCTCCGCTATAGGATTTCTACCGCCGCCTTTGCCATCAAGATAATCCTCATCACTGTCATCTTTACCCACAGAGGTTTCTGTAGTCATCTCTGTAGACCAACCCTCTGCAATAAGACGGTCGTACTCTGCCTGCTCAGCAGGTAGGCTAAGAGACCTCATAACACCGTCTGGGGAATACAATGGTACAGTTGAAGGAACTGTTGCATCTTCGGTACCAGATGGTTGTCCAAAGACACTAAAACCAAGTCCGTAATTTGATGGATTAAAACTTGTTACATCACCACCTGGTGCATAACCTTTAATATCTTTTCTGCTTTCCATAGTCTGGACAGGATTACCAATAGCTTCTGGGGGTGGTTGCTGTGGTACAAAGCCACCTACGTTCATACCCATCTCTGCTAGTGTAGCCATCTCTTCTGGAGTTAGAGCACTTTCAGTAGGACCAGCCATAGGACCACCAGAAGGAACAGGTTCACCACCTATTCTACCATTAGCTTCCATGTTTGACAAGCCCATTTTAGCTTCTGTGCGTAGATCTTCAAAGTATTTTACACCAAAGAAACGAACAACATCAGCAGGTACGACATACTCACCCTCAGAGAGTTGTGCTGGGATATCATCTCGTACTTC